GGCAGGCGACGCCATCTCGTCGAGCAGCTGCAGCTGGTCGATGTGGCGATGCGAGGCGATGAGGTACAGCTCGGCCTCGAACCGCAGCGTCACGTCACCCAGCGTCGCAGGGTCGATCCTGAACCCAGCCACCACGATCGCCGGTGCCGTGATCTCGTCGACCGGGAATGCGTAGATGTTCACCCCTGGCATGGCGTCCTCGAGCACCGAGGCCAGCGCCGCACGCACCTCGCCGAGCGTGGCAGCCATCAGGCGAACCCGACGTTGGACGGGTGCCGGTACGGCTGCAGCAACTGGATCGCACGTGCAGGCATCTGACGCTGCACCCTCACGACTCCGAACTCGCCGAAGCCTGCGACGCCCAGCGGAGCGTCGGACAGCTTGAAGACCTCGGCCACGAGGATTCGCGCAGCCTGCTTGACCTCGGTCGGAACCGCCGGCCAGCCCCACGTCCCGGTGATCCGCACCAGGCCGGTCCTGCCGGACGCTGCGGGTGCCAGCGGCAGGCTGATCCCCGACAGCACCCGCAGGCCCGTGAACGGCTCAGAGACCGGACCTCGGGTCGTGGCACCCTGCGGGGTCAGCTGGTAGTCGGTCGCCGACAGCGTCGACTCGTAGGTGCCGTCATCGTTGTCGTCGTAGGCCACTGCCGTCGCCGTCACGAGGTCGCCGTAGGGTCCGAAGTCAATGCTCTCCGAGTCCTCCGAGTCGAAGAACTTCTGCGTTGCGGTCGCCTGGTAGAAGTGCCGCCCACAGAAGCGGTCGATCATGCGGGACACCGAGGTGACCACGTCGTCGAGCTCGGCCGTGTCGGTGCCAGCGGACATGCCGATGTAGGACTGCGCCTCGCTGGTGGTCAGGTACCCGTTCACGACGGCCATCGATGCTGCTCCGGTCTCACGATGTAGGCGATGGTCTGCGCCATCACCACGATCTTGCCGAGGTCGACGAACCGCCGCACGTACTCGTAGTCCTCGATCGAGGCGCAGTGCGGTGGACCCGGCAACATCGGCTGCTGTAGGAACATCTTACGCTTCACCGTGAAGCTGATCCCCACGTTGCCGTGCACGATCGGATCGCTGCCCGGTCGTGGCACCGGCCCGAGGTCGGGGTGGAACATCGGGTGGATGACCATGTCCGCAGCTGGGTGCGGCTCCCAGTTCGCCCGGTAGGCGTCCGGCACCAGCACGTCGTCGTCGTCGAGGAACCCGATCCAGTCGCCTGTGGAAATCGTAGCGCCGGCGTTGCGGACACTGCCCGGTGCGCCCAGGTCGACGTGCAGGTCCGCATTGACCTCGGGATGGCCGTCGGCCACCACGATCACTTCGTCCGCACACGCCTCAGCGGATGCAACCGCCCGCTCGAGGGTGTCCCGGCCGATCGTCGGGATGACGATGGACAGTCTCACCCGGTCACCGGAGGACGCCAGAAGAAGACGACCGGCAGCAGCGCCAGCGGCAGCCAGCGCTCAGGGATCACGCTGCACGCTGCCAGCGCCACCACAGGCGCAGCCGGCGGCTGGTAGACCCGCACCGTGTCGGTCGCCACGAGCAGCGCTGCGTAGCCGACTGCGAGCGCCGCCACCAGCTGCCACGACGGCTCCAGGAGCGCCGCCACACCCACCGACCACGGTGCCACCATGAGCCAGAAGTTGCGCCAGCCACCGGCCTGCGCACGATGCTCGAACGCAGAGCGGACCGGATGGTCGTGCACCCGGCGCAGCAGCGGCGTCGCAGTGATCGGGTCGATCTGCGGTCTGCGCACCAGGTAGGCGATCAGCGCCAGCGGCAGGACGACCAGCGGCCACGGCGACCACACCCACAGTGCGATCCACACTGGCGACTGTTCCTTGATCGCGACGGCCCATACAGCGAACACGAACGCCAACAGCCAGTTGCCATGCACGAAGCAGGCAGCCGAAGCAGCCGACATCGCCATCGCCGGAAGGTCGACTCCGACCGGCCACGTCGACTGCGGCTGCATCACCCCTGGCAGCGCCAGCACGAACACCGCAGCGGCAACCGAGACCGGCCACGAGGCGTCCATGCCACGCGCCCACAGAGCGACCGAGACGCCGAGCACCGGCCACGAGAGTCCCCACACGATCCACCATGCCGCAACATCGGACCCGCAGACAGAGGGCAATAGCCACCGCACGTTGAACGGGAACGCCACCGGCTTGCCATCACCGGCCAGCAGGTAGCGAGCGGCGTCAGGACCGGGTCGGAACTGCATCAGTCGGCGGTGTCCCGTCGTGCGCTGCCGTCGCCCATGAAGTAGTCCTGCGGGACCGGGTTGGTCCGCACGTCCTCAGGCCACCACACCTTCGGGCCCTTGTGGTGGCCGACGTGCATGGTCGTGTCCACGTAGACCTTCCACCCGGCCTCACGGGCACGCAGACAGAAGGACACGTCCTCACCCAGCTCCCACTCGCCGGCGTCGGTCGTGAACTGGTCGTATCCGAACCACGCATGGATCGACCCGGCCGCCTTCATGCGCATGTCCTCAAGCACGTCCCGGTGCACCAGCAGACAACCGGTGCCGGTGGCCGCCAGCTCCACGACCTGATTCTCCTCGTAGTCGAGCAGGACGTGCGTCACCGCATCGTCGTCGGGAATGAACATCGTCGGCACCGCACCCTCGGCCGTGACGATCACGCAGAGCGCACCGAGGATCTTCACGTCGCACTCACGCGCCCGAGCGATCATGCGGTGCAGCGTGTCCGGCTGGAAAACCATGTCGGTGTCGCAGAACCACAACCACTCGCACTCGGGATGCTGGTCAAGGAACTCGATGACCAGCCGGTTGCGCGCCTTAGCCAGGTTGCCGGACGCTTCGATGGCCACGTAGTTGTGCAGCAGACGCAGGTCGACCGGCGTCGGCGACTCGGGAGCGCCGAGCGCCTCCCACACCTGCACCGCACGCTCCCGATCGAAGACGTCCAGCTCAACGTAGCTGCGCAGGAATCGGGTGGAGATGTCGTGACCGGTGCTCGGGAATGCGAGCAGCGCCTTGCCGGGATGGTCGTGCATGGTCCCTCCTGTGATGCCGCGCAGGCTAGCAGCACAACGACGGAGGCCGGGTCACCCGAAGGCAACCCGGCCTCTCGCCGTGGCAGTGCGCTGAGACTAGCTGATCAGCTGAGCACCTGGGTGAAGCCGGTGCCCTGCAGCACGCAGGTCGAGACCGGGAAGCGCCCGGCGGTGAAGGCCGAGAACCCGTACGCCACCATGCGGACCGACAGCTGGTCGCCGAGGACCTCCTCGAAGGTGAGCCCGACCGGAGCGGAGGCGTCCTCCATGTGGAGCACGTCGGCCCGACGGGTCACGATGATGCGGTCCTCGTTGGTGCTCGCACCGAGGGTCGTCGGGACACCGGCGTCGGTGACGACCGGGATGCCGACCATCGAGCCCACGATGCCGTAGCCCGCCGCCGCACCGTTGCCCACGGCGTTGAAGCCGGGACCGTCGACCTGGACCAGCGGCCGCTGCGACGTGTCGGAGGAGGCGCAGAGCCACGCCCACCGGCGGGGGTGCATCACGATGAGGTCCGCAGCGGCGAAGCGGCTGGCGTTCACCTTGCCGACGGCGTTGTGCACCGCCGAGACCAGCGACGCACCGGTCGTCCCCGTCCACGCAGCGGTCTGCACCGACGTGGTGTTGAGGATGCCCCAGTGGCCACCCGCCGTGCCGTCGCCACCGATGGCCGACACGTTGGTCTTCGTGGCGTACTCGGCGAACAGGTCGGCGAGGATGATGTCGGCGATGCCGGTGCCACGCTCGACGGCCTGGCGGGACACGACCTGCTGACCGGCGAAGGTCCGCACCGGCACGCTCAGGGTGTCGGTCACGATCGTGGTGTTGGAGACGCCGGTGTTCTGCGTCGCCTGCGCCGCCACGCTCGAGGAGGTGGTGCCACGCGGGATCTCCAGCGTCATGCCGGCGTCCGGGAGCGGCAGGCTGGTCACGTTCGAGAGGAACGGCCGACCCGACTCCAGGTTCTCGGCGTAGAGCTGGGTGAGGTACTGCGGGACGACGAGCGCGCCGTAGTTGCCGGTCGTGGACCGGTACTCGGCGAGCGCCTCGCGCCGGGCCCGCTCGACCCGCTCGGCCGCAGCCGAGTCGTTCGTGAAGGATGCCCGGAAGGCGTCCTGCAGGAACGAGTGCTCGCCACCGGCCCGGTAGGTCGGCTCCTCGCGCCCGACCCGGACGGTCGGCACACCGATCGCCTTGCGGGCCTCGTCGGCCTTCGCCTTGCGCTCCTCGAGCTCGACCAGCTCGGCCTCGCGAGCCGTCAGCTCGTCGATGCGCTCGTCGATGCTGCGGAGCTCGGCGCGAGCGGCGTCGAACTTCGTGGCCTCGTCGTCGGACAGCTCGGAGCGGCCCTCGGTCTCGGCGATGGTCAGGATGGCCTCGACGGCCTCGGCCGCAGCGTCACGGTCGTCGAGCGCCTTGGCGATCAGGGAGCGGATCTGCTCCA